ATAAAGACAATCGTGCGCAACCGATTGACAGCCAATTTTTTCAGGTACTGCGCCAAGCCCCGAACACTTTAGGGGTTTGTGTTAACTCAGAAGAGAACAGAATTTCAAATGGAGGGTTCGTTGAAGACGCCTACTTCGATTCACTACTCGAAACTTACGGATTGGCTTGGGTGGAGAGATTCGTCTGGGGACAGTTCGACGACTTCAAAGGAAAAATGTTTCCCGACTTTAGCGGCGGCCTCGTTGACTACGACTCGGCTAGCGTCCACGTCATCGATGACTTTCCCATCCCCCGCCACTGGTCTCTCACCACCGGAATTGATGTCGGCGGCGATTCGCCGTGGGCCGTTGTCCCTACTTATTCAGACGAGCAAGGCAACCTCGTCGTCACAAACGGTTTCCACGCCCGCACTGGCAGGGTTTCCGAAGTCTGCGCATGGATTAAACGTCACACACCCTGGAACGATAACCGGACCATGCACGTTCTTGATCCCGAGAACAAAATCGCAACCATCGAACTTTCAGACAACGGAATTTACTGTCAGAATGCCATCAAGGATGTTAATCCCGGCCTCCTCAGAATGGAAGGCTATGTCCACGTACATCCTTTCCGTCGTCTCCCGCACTGGTACCAAGAGACGCAACCGCAGGCGAAGTTTGAGAAATTTCGTAAGAAGGGTTCTCCTAAACTATTTGTTTTTAAGTCCGCTATGGTTGCGCGAAAAGAACTAGATATCTGCAAATGGGATCCAGAGAAGACCGACAAGATGTATAAGAGTTCGACGGCTCGCTTTGACGCCGTAGAAGCTATCCGCTATGTCATCATGTCGAAGCCAGAAGCCTCAAAGGTCGGCATCGACGAGAACGCCGACAAGTATTATGAGATGGAGAAGAAGGACCGCGGGGCAGCTGCGGAGTGGCGGGAGATGGAGCGCCGCAGGACAGCTCGCGCTGGCAAAGGTAAGAACCCGCTCCTCGACATGGATTCGGATAACGATATCAGCAGCGTGAAGTCAGAGGAGTTTATGGGTAAATCGCAGCGTTGGGATTTTGGCGATGGAGAATAAAGACGACAAGGTCGTAGAAAGCATCCGCAAGATCGTTACGACATTTCCGAAGCATGCCATTTACGACTTCGGAGAGCAGCTAACGTGGCAGCAGATCGAGGCGTGGGGAAGACTAATCAACGAGCAATGGGGGAGCACATAATGTTCGGCTGGAAACTGATAAGAGAATCTGAGTTGCTGCTGATGAAGCAAATGGCCGATATGGAATTGAAACTGGCGGTCGCGCGCGTCCTCCATGCAGAGACCTACGCAACTAAGTGGGAAGGCATCGTCAGCCACGAACGCGAACGGATAGATCACGAGCGGGAGAGGGCCGACCGCATCGCCGATTCCCTCTTCCAGAGCTCCGGTCTGCCGCCGGTGAGCCCGGTGGTGATTGCCGAAGAGAAAGAGAAGCAGCACGAAACCAAGATGGCCCAGCAGGACTACGAAAAAGCCATGAAAGAGATCTTCGACGAAACGTGGGACGAAACGATCGCCGAGTCAGACGAAGGCGTCGTTTCACCACCGACACCGTGAGATAATCGATACTGAGGTTCGCAATGGCAAGCACTTATAGCGGAAGCGAGAACACTGATCCGATAATGAAGCCTTCAGAGGCTCCAGGCGCTCCGGACGAGCAGGATACTCCTTCTGATCCATACAACCTAAAAGACCCTGACGTACTCGCAGATATCAACGAGCGCATAGATCGCTGTCTTAAGGCCGATGCATTCTCCCGTATTTTTTTCGAGAATAATTGGGGCCGCAACGTTTTCTTTTATGCCGGTGCACAGTGGCTGCGTAAGGTCGGCGGCAAGTGGGAGCGCCGCAATCTACCCTCATGGTTCCCTCGCAGTCAAACCAACAAGTTCGCAGAGAAGGCAAACGACATCATTACCCAGCTGTTGACGGGCGGGCGCGTTCCCATCTCTTACTCGCCGGCAACCGACGATGAAGCCGACATAGGCGTGGCAGAAGTAGGTGAGAGCATCCGCGACGTGATGTACACCGAAGCGGAGTGTGACCAGCAGGCACAAAAGGTTGCGAGTTGGATGGTCATCACCGGCAATGCTTTCGGCATCCCGCACTACGACATGGATGATCGCTACGGAACTGTTGCGAACCCTATGGCTCAGGGCGCCGCAGGCCCGGAACAAAAACCAGAACTAGATGCAGACGGTCAACCGAAACCAATTTGTGAATCTTACCCCCAGGGTGCGCTGCAATTAGAAGTGTGCGGCCCGTTTGAAATCCGTGGCGACTACCGCATCGACGATGTCCGTAAGTGGAAGAATTTCGTTCACCAGAAGCGGTACGATTTAGCGTGGGCAAAAGAGCATTGGCCTGATTTCAAAGACAAGATTGAACCGGATGCGGGAACCTCCAATGACACCTCCCAGTTCTTTATGGACTTATTTGCGAACCTCACTCCAGACTTTGCGTTTGGAGCGGGGTTGGCTTCGAACAGTTCCACCAGCGGCAAGTATCCCAAGGTCACTGCCTACTGCATCCGCGAACTTCCTTCGAAGAAGTATCCGGAAGGGCTCTTTGCTATCCGGCTCGGGAAGACTTCCTCGGAAGCGATCGTAGAAGCCGGTCCTCTTCCACTAAAGTTTGGTGTCGGAGTGAAGAAAGGCCAATACATGCTGCCCTTAATTCATTGGGGCTGCAATATCGTTCCTGGCCGTCTCTGGCGTAAGACGCCGATGGACGATCTAGTTTCAATGCAAGTTTTCCGCAACATGGTGGAAGCGAACATCCGACTGTCCGTGCAACGCATGGGGAACGCGGTATGGTTGCTGCCAAAGGGCTGCGGCGTGGATACATTGACGGGAGCACCGGGACAGCAGATTCCCTACAATCCTTTTGTAGTGGGCGGTACGCAATTTGCCAAACCTGAACGCGTACCGGCGGAATTAAATAACCTCGGTGCACTGATCGCTCTCTTGAAAGAGATCGATGGTTGGATGGAACAAGTCGCCGGAACGTTCTTCTTGCAAGGCGGAAACGCACCCCCGGGTGTAACCGCAGCGTCAGCTCTCGCTTACCTCGGGGAGAAGGGCCAACAATCCCTATCTACCCTGCGCTCCGGATGGGCGCTTGGATGGGCAGAGTTTGACAAAATGGGCCTGGAGATCTGCCGAGAAAATTGGGATGATACAAGAATGCGAGCCGTAGCCGGAAAAAATCGGAAATGGCAAGTTGAGAAGTTCACCAAGGCAGACCTTCAAGGCTCAGTCAACATCATCATCGATTGGAACGCCCTAGCGCCGAAGTCTAACGCGACCGAACGCGCCACTATCGGCCAGCTGGTGCAGTTAGGGTTCGTCGATCCGCACGATCAAGAAATGCAGATCACCGTTCTAAAGAAATTCGGCGAACTGTCCCTGAAGGGCTCGCTCGACATTGATATCGAGGATGCTGCAAAGGAACAGGACCGATTCATTCTCAAGAATCAGCAACCGCAGGTTCGCCCGTTCGTTGACAACTCGATGGTTCATTTGCGCGAGCATGTGGACTTTGCGAAGACCGATGAATTCAGGGAGATGCCGCAAGATAAGCAGGATGCGTGGTATGAGCACATTAAGAACACGGTGCTCGACATCACTACTCGCAGACAGATGCTGACGCAGACTGGTTTGGATCCTGACCAGCCGGCATTGGCTGAGGTGCCCAGCGCCGCAGCTGCGACCGCAGCTCAGGCAGCGCTACAAGCCCAGCAGCAACAGGCCGATGCTGCGGCAGCTCAGAACGGCGGCGTACCGAATGGCGCCGAAGGTCCGGATGCTCGACTAAATCCAGACGGTACACAGCCAGCACCCGCCCCGGACGGCAGTCAAATGCCCGACTTAGCGGACACCAACGCCCCGAACGCGCCGCAGCAGGCAGCTGGCGGCCCCATACAGGCGGCCCCTATGGCGCAGCCCCCAAGCATTAAACCACCCGGTAGCCCGCGAACTATCGGAGTTCCGCAGTAATGCGGTAGAATAGGAACATCATGTTACAGGAAACCAATTCATCAGTTTATCTGCCCAATGCCGTCGATGGCAACGGTTTCGCTTACCAGGTTCAGGAAACTCACACCGGGGGTGTTACCAATATCCCATCCGGCACCGGCTGCCAACCCGCTAACGGTTGCTGCCCCAATTGTGGGCGCTGCCCACATTGCGGACAGACGCCGATTAACCCGCCTCAGGTTCCGTATCACCTTCCCGCGTACACAATGACGCCACCATATCGCACGGAGAACGCGGCCTACGAAAGTTATCTCAAGTACGACACGGACGGTGCTGCTCATCGCGCGAACATGCAGAACCGCATGGACATCTCTCACTAATGGACGCCGGAATTCAGTTGGCGCCACTCACGGACCCGAAGCCATGGGGATGGGTGGGACCGACGGAAGAAGATCTCTCCACCCGCCGCAAACCGCGACGTTATGCGACCGTAGATGTGGGCAAATGCGAACCGTGCCCTTGGCCTCTCGACTTCTGCATGTGGCTTGGGTCTGAACTCTTCTTCAGTAATCGCAGGCACATTCTTCAGATGACAGGCGCGACCTGGATAGGCGACGACCCCGTACCCACGAATGGTACACTGGCACAGGGGCTAGAAACATGGTTAAAATCTGTATCCGGTCTCTCTGAAGTAGCGCACAACTAATACCGG